ATATATTTAATCCAAAATATATTTAATCCAAAATATATTTAATCCAAAATATATTTAATCCAAAATATATTTAATCCAAAATATATTTAATCCAAAATATATTTAATCCAAAATATATTTAATATTCGTTTTTTTTAATTCAAAAATATATCACTATAAAATTATATTATTCATGAGTGAGAAATTAAGTGATGAAGAAATATTCGAGAAAATGAGAAGTAAAAAAAGTAATGAAGCAAATAACAATGATAATAATAATAATGAAAATGATAGTTATTTAAATAAATTAAAATCACATGGTTATGATTATTATAAAATATTAGGAGTTCCACGTGATGCTGAAATGAGTGAAATTAAAAAAAAATATAGACATTTATTAGCAAAATATCATCCAGATAAATTAAAATTACTATCAGAATCTAAAAGAAAAGTTAGACAAGAACAATATCCTTTAATTCGTTTAGCTGGTGAAGTTTTAACTAATCCTGAAAAGAAAAAATTCTATGATCTAGAACAAAAAACATTAAAATCTTCTGACATTTCAAATCAAAAAATGTCATTTGAGGAATTTATTAAATTACAAGAATCAGGAATTACTGAAGACACAAAAAAAAAATCTGAATTAGAATTTAGAAAAGAAAATGATAAATTAAATAAATTAAGAGGTTTTAATCCTGAACCAGAAACAAAATTAAATAAAGAAGAAATTAATAAAAACGTACAAGAATTATTAGCACAAAGAGATATGGAATCAATTGAATTATCTAAGAAAAATATGTTCGAGGGAAGATCTTTTAATCCAAATGAATTTAATAAATTATTTGAGAAAAATAAAAGAAAAGAAGAGAAAAAAACTAAAAAACGTCAAGAAGCTGGTGAACTGGTACGTTATGAAGATCAATTCTCTGCTTTTAATGATACTGGTCTAGGTAATTTTATTTCAATCGATCAAAATTACGGCGATATTTTCAATGAAAATAATAATTTTAAAGATCAAACTAAATTCACTAGAATAAATAAAATTGATAATGAACAATTATCATCATCTAGTTCTGGTTCTGAATCTGATTTTGAATATAACAATGATTATTCCAATTATAAAAATAATAAATTATCAGGTGATGAACTGAAAAGAAAAATGGCTGAAAGAGATTTAGAAACTAAAAAATACGATTCAATGAAATTTGGTGAATTTAAAAGTGTTTTAGAAGATCAATTTGGTATATCAAAAGATTTTGGTACAATACTTGGTAATGATATTACAAATACAGGTAAACCAAAACAAATTACATCTGATATGGCTAAAATTTACGCCAGATTAATTAAATATGATTCATCTGATTCTGAAGAGGATTAAGATCTGAATTCATAATAGTATCGAAACCTAATTTTATTAATCTTTTTTTTTCTTCTAATGATATATTGAAATTGATCATATTTTTTATATTTGTATTAATAACAAAAATATGTTTATTTTTGCACATTCTAATAATACTTGTTTGCCATCCTAATAACATTCCATTTATTATATTCATTAAATAATTAAAAAAATTATCATTTGATAAAATAGATCTAGGATTTGATATATTTATACCAATTATTTCTTCCATATTGTTGATATATAGATTAATTGGAAAATTATTTGTAACACCACCATCAATATATAATTTGTCATTAAGTTTTACTGGTGTAAAAAATATAGGAACAGATGATGTAGCTCTTATAGCATCAAATAATTTTATTTTTGGTGTCAATTCATAAGATAAATATTCTTCACATAATTTATCAACATTTGTAACACCAATTATGAATTTAATCTTATTTAATTTGTAGAAATCTAATAATGTTATATCTGGATTAATATTTTTCTGTTTAGCAATTTTTTCAAATACATTTTTAAAATTATCTCCATTATCAAATCCATATTCAAGTAATATCTTACTCAAAGATAAATTATCAAAATTCTTAATTGTAGATAATTTTTTATAATTAAAAACTTCCGAAAATTTTATAATTTCTTTTGATGTATAACCCATTAAATACATACAACTATAAAGAGATCCAGCTGATACTGCAACAATTGTATCAATATTTTTTAATATTGAAAGCTCATCTAATGCCCTAAATACTCCGGCATATAATATACCAGATATACCACCACCAGATAGAATTAAAATTCTTTTATTTATTTTAGTTTTACCAATTAATTCTAAAATTTCCATATCTATGTTTTTATTCATCGTTATATGTCATAACAAAATATTATTTTATATAAATATAGACAAATCGAATGAACAATATTACTATAGACAATTTGATGCCAGCTAAAACAATTGATTATCTCCCCAAAGGTAGATTAACTATAAATTCTATTTCCAAAGATAAAAATATAAATTCGGATCCAGATATAAATTTTAATTCATCAATATTAATTAAGAATATTCAAGACAGAAGATTAAAAGTTAGAGCAAAATTAGTTGAAATGTATAATCTATGTGCAGATAAGATTATAGAGGCTGAAAAAAATGGTTTAACTGATTTAATTTTTGAATTACCTGAATCAACTTTTATTGATTTTAATGGTTGTAAAGATATTGATATTATCACCTATATTGCAAAAAAACTAAAAGAAAATAAATTAAATATCTATATAATGAACAATAAAACATTATTTATAACTTGGAAGTTTATTGAATTAAATTCTGAAAAAATTTAAGATTTAACAACAGATTTCATTAAAAAATCTAATATAAATATTACAATAATTCCAATTACAATAATAACAATAATTTCATTTGATTCAATAAATCCAAAATAACTAAATATAGAATTAGTTTTTGATTTATTCGTATTTCCATTCTTTTCTTTATATTCCATCTTAAGATATTTTATTAATTTATCTCTACAATCATAACAATTTTTAATATGTAAAAATATATCTTCTTTTGGTTTAATATTTTTACATGCAATATTTTTATTTTTATTTTTTTTATTATAATTTTTATTAACATAATTACTTATTGAATTAGTTTTATATTTACCTGAATCAATTATTGAATCTAATTCAGGTGAATCTATTGATATTGATTCAATATCTGTACCATATTCAATATTAGTTTCATAATCAATATCTGTTGAATTTAAAGTTTTGGGATGAATAATATCTGATTTAAATTCTTTAATATCTGAATTCCATTTTATTTTTTGTTGATTATAATCATTATATACAGAATTATAGAGATCTTTTTTTTTATTATTAATATCTCTTGCAATTTTATCCAATTCAGATGTTTTATCAACAAATGCGGTTTCAAAATCTGTATACATTATATAATTATTGCGTAATTTATTTATATAAATCTTACTTAATAATAATTATATTATGTCAGATAGTGAACAAGAATTTAATTTTAACAATACAGATATTACAGAAAATACCGACATGAAGGTGGAAAATTTTGCAAATAGTGACAAAATAAAAGATAAAGACGAAAGAATATATTATAATAAAAATAATCAGCAAAATTATGATAATGATGATATAGATGAAGATTTTGATTCATATAAAAAAGAAGATGAAAGTAAAAATAATGATAAAGATACTGCAAGTATTCATGAAAATAATGATACTGATAGAGATAATGAAGATGTGCATCAATCACCTAATCATTCTTCAAATAATAATTCAAATAATAATTCAAATAATAATACAAATAATAATTCAAAAACAAATGATGATATTGACGATTATGAATCATTATCTGCCAATGAGAAAAGATTAAGAAGATTAGAATACATGAGAAAATTAGGTGAATTAAGAGATCTTGGATGTAAAGTAACTAATTATTCTATTAATGATGATTATTATATGATGAAATATGAATATGAGTTACATACAAGTATTAGAACCAAGCGTAATTGGATGCAACTTTATAACCATATTCTAATTGGTGCGGTTAAAGGTGTTGAATTAGTAAATAATAGATATAATCCATTTGATATTAGTCTTAAAGGTTTAAGCAATGAAGTGTCTGCTGATAAAAATACTTATTATGAAATTTTAGGTGAAATTTATGAGCATTATAATGTTCCAGGAAAAAAGATGAATCCATGGATGAGATTATTTGTAACTTTAATTGGTACAGTTATTGTTGTCGGTGGTAAAAATAATGCTCATAAATTTATTCCTGGTATGGCTAGTAAATTAGAAAGTGATGAAGGAATGCTTGAAAAATTACGTGCAAAAGCATTAGCTGGACAAGCTCAAGCACAAGCTCAATCCCAATCCCAATCTAATAATCCGGTTAATGTACCACAACAAAAATCAAATACTGGATTTGATGAATTATTTGATAAAGAACATACGAATGCAGTACAAAAGATTAAAGATTTAGAAGAATTAAAGAGACAAGAATTAGAATATCAACAATTACAAAAAATGTTAGCTGAAGATGATAATAAATTTAATCAAATGAAACAAAAACTAGAAATGAGTCAACAAAGTCCAGAATCTGATAGATTAAGTTCTAGAAATAGAAATATAATGCCCAAAACTTCAGCTAAAGATTCAGATTCAAGATCAACTCTTTCAAATCAATCTAGCCGTAGTGTAATATCTGTTAATAAGACTTTACAGAATCAATTTAAACAACCTATGATTAAAGCTTCATCTATTTCATTTGGTTCTTCAACTAAAGGAAAAAGAAAAAATCTTACAACAGGATAATCTTAATTAAAAATTGAATTTATAACCATATTTAATATAAAGACAAATAAAGATATATTAATTTAATAATATATCAATGTCTACAAAAAATAACGTCCAACCTAAAAATAATAAACCAGTTGAAAGAAAACGCGGTAGACCCCCATTACATAAAGTAAATGAAACTAAGAAGTCGGAAGTAATTAAGACAAAAACAAAAGTTAGAAAAGATTCAAATGAAGAAGAATTAATCTTGCATTTACCAGTATTTGATGATAGTTCTGATACAAAAAATATGTATACAATTAAAGATGAAACTGAAAATGATGATTCAGATTTAAAAAATAATTTTACAACAAATGATGAAGAAAATGATATAACTAAACTCTTACAGGAGATTGCAAAACGTGATGAAATTATAAAAGGTTTGCAAAATAATCTTAAGAATTTTAAAAATATTTGTCAAGAAAATATACTAACCATTACAAAAGATGCTAAAAAAACATTAATTAATCTTGGTTTGATTAATTTGGAAACCAATAAGTTGGTTATAACAGACAAAACAAAAGTTGCATGTTGGCATTGTACATATAATTTTGACACTGCACCATTATTTTTACCAGAAAAATATCATAATAATAAATATTATGTATTTGGTAATTTTTGTTCGTGGAGTTGTATGTTAGGCTATAATAATCATATTGACGAATATAGAAAACAAATTAGATTAAGCTTAATTAAAAAATTATATAGAGAAATATATGGAGTAGAATGTACGATTAAACCGGCTGGACCAAAAGAAGTTCTAGAAAAATTTGGTGGACCAATACCAATTGATAAATATCGTGATTCAAAGTTTAATCAAACAATCACTACAAAATTAACAATTCCACCTCAAATTCCGTTGTTATCTTATTATGAGGAAACAATTATTGATAATAATTAATTTTGATTATTCTTTTTATTTTTTACTTTTTTAATCTTTGTTACTGTCAGATCATTATTATTTATTGTTGTAAGTTTTGTTGAATAACATTCGGGTAGCCCATCAATATATAAATATCTAAATCCTTGCAGATATGCATCGCATAGATCATCTTTTTTAGAATGTGTATCAAGATATTTTTTTTCATCATCATTAATTAAAGTTTGACAATATATTAATCCCAATCCTTTTGTGATATCATATTCTTCTTTTTTATCTTTTGCTTCATTTAATCTTTCATCAGTTATTTTTTTATTAACTTTTAATTTATTTGATGGTGAAATAAATTTAACATAAATTAAAGGTGACTTTGTTATAGGTCTATCAATGATACCTCTAAAGATAAAATAAGAATACAATAATGTTGCAATTGTTTTCATATTGGGATTTTTTAATGATGGCTGATTTTCTATTAAAACTTCTTCAACATTTAAAAATTCTTTATTTGCATCAAGTTTTGAAAATAGTTTTGTCGACAATTCTTGTATTGGTTGTTGAGAACAATTCTGACCTAATAGTTTTTTAGGTTTAAATTGTGATATAATTTTTTTTGTATCTTTTTCATGTTTATCACAAAATGCCAAGTCTTCTTTATTAGCTACCATAACACATGCTGGGTTTTTACATTTCAGATGATTACATTTGAATGAGTTAGATTCTTCAAGTTTATTTATTTCTGGAACATATTTTAGAGAATGAGCTTTACATGTTGTATATTTTTGGTTATTATGTGGGGAAATAAATCTTGCAATTTTACCACAAATTTTTTTATTTCTTAATTCAAATTGACAAAGATCACGATCATCAACTAAATTAATAATATTCCAATCCAACACTTTTACATGATCATCCTTTTTGTGTAAAATACAATAGGCAAGATTCTTTATGCCAACATCAAATGATAAGATTTTTTTTTCAACTGATACGTTTTTGTCTCCCATCTAAATATATATTATATATATTTATATCTTTAATAAAAAAAATTGATAAAATAATTTGTTATTTGAATTATTAATTAATTATTAATCATTACATAATTCAATGACAAATAATGAAATAACAAATAATTCAATCATACATACAATGGAAGAATCAATTAATCTTAAATTGGAGAAAAAGTTGGAAGAAGATATTAGAAAACATATACTTCCAGATGATGTTATGATAAATACTATGACGGTAATTTGTGATTTAGATATTATATTTAATGTTGCTAACATTGCTAAATATATTGATTTAAATCCAGAATGTATTATGGATATTAGTTATGGTCGAACTGGAAATAATATGACAAATAGAACTTTATCTAAACGTAAAAAAGGAAAAAAGATTAAACGTAAGAAGAAAGTATTTTTTAATCAAGTATCATTGAAGATTTTAATTCCAAATAAAAAAGATAAACCTGTTAATATTAAATTATTTACAAATGGATCTATTCAGATGACTGGATGTAAAGTTGTTAAGAATGCAATTGATACACTTGATATTATTTTTAAAGAATTATCAAAAATTAAAGCTATTGTAAATCCTCATACAATGAAAGTTGAAGAAAAACCATTCTGTAATGATTTTACAAAATTAAATCTTGAATCAATTAAGAACATTTATGTTGCAATGATAGTAAGCAAGTTTATTTTCCCAATTAAAATTAATCGTCCGAATCTATTCAAATTATTAACCAAAGATTCATATGAAGTATCTTATAATCCAGAGTTACATGCTTCTGTTGATATGAAATATAAATGTGGAGATAAAAAAATTTCTATTTTTGTTTTTGAAAAAGGATCTATTGTTATTACTGGTGCAAGAAATTGTCAACAAATTTTGGAAGCATATAATTTCATTAATACATATTTATTGACTAATCATGGAGAAATATCTAAAAGAAATATGGGACAGAATGATATTGAGAAATTTTTAAATCCTTTAACTGAATCTGAATCTGAAATTCAGCTAGAGTTTAATTCATAAACTGAATCTGAATCTGAAATTCAGCTAGAGTTTAATTCATAAACTGAATCTGAAATTCAGCTAGAGTTTAATTCATAAACTGAATCTGAAATTCAGCTAGAGTTTAATTCATAAACTGAATCTGAAATTCAGCTAGAGTTTAATTCATAATCTGAATCTGAAATTCAGCTAGAGTTTAATTAATAAATAAATTATAAATTTAATTCTTCTAATTTTGCTTTAGCCTGTTTAAGTTTATCTTGAATTGTAATTGACATTGATTTTGATGTAGACCATTTTTTACCATTTTGTTTAGGATGTTTTTCTACATTTAACCATTCTCTAAATTTATCTTTATTTGTTCCATATTTTTCTGAATAATATAAAACATATTTTGGCATATCTTTTTGTTCTAAACCGTCTGGTAATGGTTTAGCATTGTGTTTTCTATTTCTTTTATCTGTGTTTTGATTTTGTTCGGATTGAGTTGCGAATCGAAGATTTTCTTTTCTATTATCAAGTTTATCTCGATTTATATGATCTACTGATAATGTAGAATATTTTTTTACATTATGCTTTTTACAGATGACTTGATGGAGATAAGAAATACTTCTTGTACCATCTTTTTTAACATGTGATGTTATATATCCAGTAGCTATATGATAATTCCAAGTTTGATAAAAATTATCTGATGGATTAATCACTTCTTTATAATCCTCAACAGAAAATTTAGTATAACCATTCTTTTCACAATACATTATATAATATTCATTACCATTTATATCTTCAACCAACCAATGGGGATTTTTTAATGATCCACATCCTCTACCCATTGTAACAAAATGTCCTGGATGTGATTTTTTAATTGTTAATTTATCTTTATCTGGTATTGTATATTCTTGTAATGTTTTCCATGCTGCTTTAATTTGGTCATTTCTACTTTTATTTGAATTTTCTTTAAATAATTCTTGATTTAATAATTGAATCTTTGATAAGGATTCTTCATCTGAATTTGGATCATCAGATTTATTTTTAATTATAACTTTATGATCATCATCATTTGAATCATCAGATTTATCAGATTTATCAGATTCATCTGATTCATTTGATGAATCGTAAGATTCATGAATAATTTTTTTCTTTGTTGGTTTAACAACATCTATTTTTTTAACATTAATAACTTCATTAACTTCATTATCATCATCTGAATATTCACATTTTACTACTTCTTTTTTTACAATTTCTTTTTTAACTGGAATTTTATCCTGTTTAATTTCTTTAATTTCTTTAGAGTCTGTAATCTTTGTTGGTTTTTTAGGAAATCTTTTTACTTTATGTCTTTTTTCTTCGATAAATTTTCTTGCTCGAGCTTCTGTTACTTCAAAATCTTCAAATGCATCAAGTAAATTTTGAATGTTCTTTTTGTCTTCCTTTGCATATCTCTCTTCTAAAGCATCAAAACTTTTAATTCTTGACCCACGTTCCATAATATTAATATAAACAGAAATATTAATATTAATTTTAACACATTTCAAATTCAATTTTTATAGAATAATAAATATCTAATTTTGAAAAAAGTATAACAACAAAACAATCCAACACACGTCTAGTTCGCATAAGCAAGCCCTCCCATACCACTCATGATTCTGAGAACATTGTAGCTGAAAGCATAAATGTTAACTATAGTGTTATCAAAGAGAGATGCAAGTTGGACAGAACCATTTGAATCACCAGATAAGTTGTTGTTTCTGAGGTTATCAGCGTATTGTACAACAAGGAGAGTGGTATCAATACGAGATAAGTTAGCAGAGCCAGAGGGTTGGTGTTGTTCAGGGTTAAGAGCGAATGAGTATACGTTAACACCATCAGCTGGGGTACGAGTGTGATGTTGATATGGTTGTACATAGTTGAAGTAGGGGCCATCTTGAACATCAAATCTGTCGTGACCGTTGAGTTTAAGTTGGGCATTAGATACTAAATTACCATTGCCATTAAGATCTAAGCCATAGTTGGTAGTATCCCATACAACTACATCACGAGGATCGGTTACAGTAATATATTTAGATGCGCGGGCATCATTTAGATCACTTACAGGTACAGATAAATCGGCAAGAGTTAGAGTGTGAGATACAACAGTTACGGCACTAGTTGGAAGAAGACGAGCAGTTGTAACTGTAGCCCATTCTTGATATGTTGAAGCATCACCGGTTGTAGTGGAAGTAACAACACGAGCACTGTGACTACCAGATACATCAATAGTAACTAATACAGATGAGATTTTATCACTTAAATGTACAGAGCTATTGCCAAGTGCAGATGGATTTAAGTATAAGCATCCAAAATCGCTAACTACGGATGATTTATTGTTTACAAGTACAGTAATATCAACACTATTTCTGCTTGCATCAGAATTAGTTGGTTTAACATATTGTGATGATTGTGCTGCAACTGTTGGTAAAACTAATTTTTGCCAGCCAACAACAGCACCAGAAGCACACATAAACATACCAGCAGCGGCATTTTGGGCACCATATTCAACAGCTGCTGCTTCATTACGATCACCGCAATAAGTTAGGAATTTGCTGCCATCATTCCATACACCAAGTTGGGGTACAAATTGAATTTCCTTAGTAGGATGGTTGAATTCTAATTTGTGTTTGGCATTTAATCTAGTTTGGGAAGCAGAACCAACTAAGCTTTCAGCAGAGTTGAATTGAAGTTGTTCAATGAGGTATTCGTGACCAACTTGAGCCATTCTGCGGCGTTCCTCAGAGTCAAGGTATACATAATCAACCATGAGACCAGAAGAACCGAGGTGAAGACCAGAAGTTGATGCACTGGAATATCCAGATGATACAACAAGATCAGAAACATTTGCAAATTCAATGTTGAAGCGTACTTCGTGGTATTGAAGAGCAATTAAAGGAAGAGCTAAACCAGTATTGCGGTTAAAGGAAAATTGAAGAGGTACATATAATTGATATTCATCAATAATTGTGGTATTAGCAGCGTCAGCACCTTGGAGTTGTGTGAGTTGAGGTACATCACCAACCATAGCATTGTAACCGCGTTCTTGATCAACGGTATGGGTAAGTTCATACCATACATCCATCCAAGTACCCCAGTGTTTGTCAATTTGGGAACCACCAATTGTGAGTTCAATGTTATTAATAAGAGCATGACCAACACGTTTAACCCATGCAACACGAGTATTGTATACATCATCCGCAACAAATGGAGCATTTGTAGTTGTAAGAGCTGGAAGAACAGTTCTGATGTACATTCTTGTGGCAAGATCACCATTACGGAGAACTTGAACTGTGATTCTTTTACCGAAATCAGCAGAGTCTAATGGAAGTTCGATGCATTCCATGGAAAAGTTAGTATGTCTACGGTATACTACCTTGAAATATGTAATTTGAGGATTACCAGTAAGGTAAACATCTTGAGCGCCATAAGCAACTAATTGCATAAGTCCACCACCCATTTTAGTATATATTAGGAATTAGAAAAAAATATTTTTTATAATAAAAATAATAATTATTAATTTAATATTTAATCATAAAATAGCATATATATATACTTTTTCATTATAATATTACTTTATTATCTTAATTTTCTAAATATTCGTTTTTTGTGTAGAAAATTTTTACTTAAAAAAATATGATTTATAAAATCATATTAAGATTGTTTTAATGTCAATTTTCAAATCAAAACCAAGTAAAGTTAAGTTAGTTAATGAACAAGGTACGTTAGATGAGATACATAAACAAACGATTGAAAAATTCAATGATGGACAAAAATTAGTAGAACAAAATAAAAAAAAAATTTATTTATTAAATCAAAAATTAAATCAATTACAATCTAATTATGAAGAAAATTATAGAAAAATTAATTCAATAAAAAATAAGATTAAAATGTTCGAAAATATGAATACAAACTTATCAGTATTAAATGATGATCTAAATTATTTTATTAAAACAGGTGATATTTTATTAAATTATTATAAAGATGAAAATAAAATTGATGTTGATGAAATTAATGATGATCAATATGATGATGTAAATATAAATATTAAAAACAATGATTCGAAAGATTCACTATCAAATAAATATCTTGATGAGTTATCCTCAACAACTGGAAAAAAACAAGTCAAAAGTAAAAAATATAAAAAAAAACAAGAAGATGATAATATAACTGGAAATATATTAAATTTTCTAACACCAAATACATTAACAAACTCAGAAGATACTATGTCATCAATAGTTATTGAAAAAGGAACATTGAAAAATCAATATTTAATGTTAACTGATCCAACATATGTTTGTAAAAAAATAAAACTTCCACCTATAAAGATATGTCCTACATGTGATATTGAACAGACTTTAATTCAATCTGAAGGTATTTTTGTTTGTCAAAAATGTGGCAAATTTGAATATGTTATTATTGAGAGTGAGATTCCATCCCATAAAGATTCAGCAAATGATAAACCAAAATATCCGTATAAAACAATTAATCATTTAATCGAACGATTAAATCAATTTCAGGGTAAACAAACTACAGTTATACCTAAGGATATTTATGATTTAGTTGATGTAGAGATTAAAAAAATGTTAGTAGATAAAGACGATATAACACCTAATATTATTAAACGTATATTAAAAAAATACCGTTTAAGTACTTATTATGAACATTCTTATCTAATTTTTTCTACTATTACTGGCATTCCTCTACCATCTTTAACAAGAGATGAACATGAGATTGTTGTAAATATGGCCAAAGCAACTCAAAAACCCTATCAAATTTATAAATCTGAAGATAGATCTAATTATCTCAATACATCTTACACATTACATAAGATTTTTTTAATTCTAGCTGATTTTGCTAAAAAGAGAAATGATGATGAAGTGTATACAAAAATGATGAATAATGTTAAATATCATACTTTATTGAAAAGTAGAGATAAATTAAAATTACAAGATCTAACTTGGCGTAAAATATGTTCACATCTTGATTGGCCATATCATCCATCATTTTAATTCAAAATTAATTTTTTATTATTTATATATTTAAACATTTGATTATAATATTAAAAATATTAAATGACCGAAGTACAATCAGAATCTCTGTTAAATGATGTTTCGAACAATCATAAGCTATCAAATGATTCTAAATTTGATACTACATTAGAAGAAGATTTAGAAACTTATACAAAGGTAGATAATCTTGAAGAAGATCCAGTTAAAAATGATAATACTGTATATATTTTAGTTTCTTTTGTTTCTCCAGAAGGGATTATTAATTGTAATATCAGAGCTTTAAAAATTCGTAATTATAAAGGCAAACCCGCTATTTTTAATTCATATGAAGAAGCTGATAAAGCAGCTAAAGAATTACAGCAAACTGATAAATATTTTGATATATTTGTTATGACCAATGGTAAATGGTATGCATGGGACCCAGATCCATCTGATCGCAAATATGTACAAAATGAAAAATTCGATAATAAAAAAGAACAAGAAGTTATGGATGGTATTAATGCATCAGTTGTTGAAAAACAAGAAAAACAACTTAATCAACTAAATGCATTAGTTGGAAAGAAAAAGGCAATGATTGATTCGAGTAAATCTGAACATAAAAAACAAAAAGAAGAAATGATCAAACAAGGATTAAGTGAAAAGAATGATAATGTTGATGCTAGTGCCAATGATACAGAATCTGCAACAGCTACAAAAGTTGTAGCTAAGAAACCACGTACAAATGATACTATTAAAGAACGTTTAAGAAAGCGTTTAGAAGAAAAACGTAAACAAGAACAATCAAAACCATCTGAATTAACTCAACTTAAAGAAAAATTAAATGAATTAAATGAAAATAAGAATCTTACACAAACAGTAACTGAAAATATTAATAAAGCAAAAGAATTACTCGCAAAAATGAAGAAACAAAATTCTGAATAAAATAATGAATAAAATAATTTATATTGATTTATTATATTAATGAATATTAAATCAATTGGTGTAATAATTTTATTAGTTGGTTTTTTAATATTATATATAGATCAATATTATAGATATAGAGATAGAGAAAAACCAAAAGAAAAAATAATATATAGATATTTACCAAAATCATATCAAGATGAATTAAATGAACCAGTATTTCCATCTGATGTATTTGAAACAATGTTCTCAAGACCAGATCCTTGGATATTAAGTCTTAATGATTTAGATAAGAGAAAAGCAGAAAAAATTAATAAATATTTTGTCAGTGCCTTATAAACTTTTGCTGTGATTTCATTTTTTGATCAATTACATTACCATTATCGTCTATTTCTTGTTTTTCAACATCTAATACAGATTTTGTTTTTCTAATTTGATTGCATAAAGCACCAAAATCAACAGATGATTTTTTTAATTTCCAATCTTTAATGTAATTATTTTTATGGAACATTTGAAATTGTCTACATCCAAAAGTTACTCTCACACCAGTTAAATCAGGTGACTTATACCAAAATATACGTTCAAGTGGATTTGCAACATGTCTCCTATTATCAATAACCATGCAATTATTATCTAAAGTTAATTTTGTAAATACTTGTACAAATGAATTAAAATTAGGAAGCATGCCAGCATAATGATCATAAATTCTCTTTTGATTTGATACTGTTTCTTCTTTTAATAGAAAAAAATAATCAAAATTTGATCTTAATTCAGGCGTAATACCTAATGGATATTGCATAGTTAAGATATACATTATTTGATAATGTCTGCCATTGAATAATAATTCTTGAATTGGTGGATCTCTCATCCATGTGCCTTTAGATGACAAACAATCATCCATTATAATGTATGATCTAGCATCTAGATTTTTTCCTTGTTCTTTTCTCTTTTTCTCTTTTTCACAAAATTCGGTTTGTCTTGCTAGAATTTTCTGAATTAAATCGGTTTTATATTCATAATGAATATATGTATCTGGAAAAAAATTATTATAGAATGAATTCATTCTATCTGTTGGTGATATTACAATTCCAACTGGAATTTTTCTAAAATGATGCATAATTGCACGCACAACCCAACTCTTACCAGATCCACGTTTTGCAACCATCACTATGGCTGGATTTATAACCATATCTTCAAATTTAAATTGTCTAATGGGAAGGGAAGAACCATTTCTTAGATCAACATCTTTTATACCCATATTTATAAATAAAAGAAAGAAAGAAAAAATAATAAATAGACTTGTCCTTTAACCAGTTTGGAAAAATTACTATACATATTTTAATGTTTTGTATAAATCATAACCACCGTCACTTCTAAGTTTATAAATTTTTACGTAACCCTCCTCATCTATTTCCATACAAGAACCCCCATTTGGCGAGCATATCCTCCATGTATACATTGCAGATTTAGAAACATCTATTACACCACCAACAGTTAATTTACCATCAACTTTCATTGTAGTTGAATTAAAATCACTACAGACCATACTATTAGCATACATACTCCCCTCGGTACGTATTTTACCTGTTTCATTTACAAATTGAAATTTTTTTCCATTAAATCCACTTGCATCAAAATTTATACCATTAATATTATTTATACCAGTTAAGGTTGCATTTTTAATATTTGCTGAACCAGTCATATTTGCTAATCCAGTTATATTTGCATTATTAAATGCAACTGTACCTGTTATATCGGAATATACTTTTGCAATATTATTTACCGCTTCAGTATTTGTTAAATTTTCTGTTTTTTTATATTTATATAAATACACAACAATTATTAACAATAATATAATTAACAACAATTTATTCATATATATTAAATAAAATAAAATAAAATTAAATAATAAATTATACAAATACATTTGGCATAGTAATGCCAGTTTTATTTACTAATGTAAATGATTTTGCAACATCACTAGCAGATGAATTAATTCCACCCAATTGTTGATTGGGTAGTGATGGTAATGTTGGTAATGTAGGATTAATACCACCTTGTACTGGTTTTTGTTGAATTAATGTTTTTTCTTCTTTATAATTAAAATAAGCATACGCAATAAACCATACTATGACAGCAATAATTGCAGGTATAATTATATCATTTTGTTGCAAAGATTTTTTAATAGTTTTTCCTTTTTTTAATCTTTTTTCAATCTGTTTTTTTCTATTCCATGCCATATAATTATAAACTATAGCACCAGCTAATAAACCAAATATTACAGGATTTTTTAAAATTTCAACTGACATTGATTTTTATATATTAAAGTTATATATTTAAATTTTATTAAACATCAATAATATCGTTTGATCTTATGAAAAAAAAGTTACATAAAATATTTATGCAAATAAAGCATCATAATATTCTTTTTCATTTATGTTTGGTTTTAATACTCTAATATCATAATCATCATTTTCATTAGCATTAACATTGGCATCATTGTTTTTCCCATCATTATTTTTTGTGATGTTATTTGTATTTTTTTTATCTCCTCCAAAATCAAGTGTTGCAAAACGATTCATTTTATCTTCATATTCTTTCTGTTCAACTATATGTTCTTCTACTTTTTTATGATCTATTATTTCATCTAACTTCGATACACTTTTATTTAATTTTGTCATCAATTCATTATCATCTCCACCAATTTGTTCTTCTTTTGGTACATCATCATTATCATTAAAATAATTTATATTTTCTTCTTCCATTAAGATATTTCTAACTTTTTGTTCTTTTATTTCTTCGGTTTCTATTATATAATCATTATGTAAATATTCAGTTAATATATCATTCATTGGTAAAACCTTTATCAAAGCTTCTTTTATAGCTTCTTTTATAATATTAATAGCATCACGTTTATTTTTTTGTTGTTCTAATGTTGAATATTGATGCCAGAATAATTCAGGATTTAAAAAGAAATTTTTTGCTGCTTCAACATAAACTTTATGAATAAAATCTTTAATAACAATTCTATCATGAAATTTTTCTGTTACTAATTTACATTCTTTTCCAGAAGCATTATATGTTAGTAATATTATATATGACTTGAATGTTGCTCTAATTAATTTTTCGAAAATATCAGCATGTTTACTTCCATCTCTAATTCTAATCATTTCAGCTTCAATTAATTGAGAATTTAATGTTTGGATATTTTTAAGAAAATGTTGGAATATTTTTAAAACACCGGGATTTTCATTAACAGTGCCATTTAATACTTGTTGTTCTGTTTCCTTTTCAACATCTATTGCTCTATCATACATAGATTTTATTCCTTCATATACTAATGGTGCCATTATATTCAATAAAAAATTTGTATATTCAGTTTTAATATCAACTATATTTTTTTCATAATAATGCATTTTAGATAATATATATAAAGAAGAATAATTATCTAAAATTAAAGCGCAAAAAATTAAGGAGAACATGATCCTGATTTGCAAGATGGTGAATGGCAATTATTTCCACGAGATGCTAACCATTCAGATTGAGATGGTGTTAAACATAGACAGGCAGAATTTTCTAAATTGTTATTGCAAAACATATTATTTGGTTGATATTTAGATCCATCAATACCATCATTAGTTGGTACATCAAATGGTGTTGGATATTGTGGAGAACAGCAAGATCTACTGCATGGAACAGTATTGAAATCAATCATATCATGTGGATCATTTTTCTCTTCAGGATCACCATAAGCTGATCCCCAAGCAGTAGCAACTTCAGGTGGTACGCCTAAGAATTGAGATCCAGACATAAGAGTTCTTGAAGTATCATCGTAAATGGCAGGGATTCTTACTTCATTCATACCTTTTACAGTATCAAAATTTTCTGGTTTTATTAATAGAAAATAAATAACGATTAATACTACAACGGCAATTAAACCATATAATACTTTTCTACTTCTATCAGAGAGAGGCATTATTATTAATAAATTATAAATAGAAAAAAAGTTAATTTTATAGAAAAAATAATAAATTTATATTCTCTTATCAATTGACACAGATAAATTTAATCGAATTCTGTCCTTTAACCGGTTTATAAAAATATAAAAAAAGATAAATAAGTGTTTAATAGATAAACAAAATAAAATGTTTTTGAATCATTTTTATTTTGACAAATAAATAAACAAACAAACAAACAAACACATACTATCTATATCCCACACACGATCCGCCCCACACATGATCCGCTCTTTCACGGGGACACACCCGAGTCTCCGTCATCATCCTCACTGAACACATCATCCACTGGGATGTACGGAGCCTCAGGATAGTACGGAGGTACAGACTGAGACCCAGGATAGAGGGACTGATAGGGGGAGGGAGGGGAATGTAGTCCCCAGTAGATATCATCTACCTCACAACTTCCCCATCGACTGCTTGACGAAGAACGTGCCCACGAAGAACGTGCCCACGAAGAACGTGCCCACGAAGAACGTGCCCACGAAGAACGTGCCCACGAAGAA